TGATGAAATTATGGGTTACGTAAATGACACCAAAGACCCAGAAGAATGGTTCCAGAATAAGTTAGCTGCTACTCATGAACAAATCAGAGGGCTTCATTCCTACATTGAAGGCGATAAGAGACTTAAAGCTGAAAAAGGTGAGATGAAGGAAAGCGTAGAAAAAGCTGACCAAGAAGATAAATCTTTACCCGGTGACCCTAGAGTACAACCAAAGGACGTTAAGGGTTCTGGTAAGAAACTATCTTTGATTCTAGACAAGAATAAAAAAGTAAATGAATCTCAGGAAATTTCTAGAACTAAAACTGATTCAGAACAAGCCCGCGCTAGATTCATGAAGAAGATTGAAAAGAAAGAAGAAAAAGAAGAAGCCCAAGAAAAGGAAGAAGAAAAATGATCATCAAAGTTCTTGGTCCAGAAATTTCAATTTCATCAGCTAACACCGTTGGTAATGCTCCTTTGGTTAGAGTATTTAATACAGGCGCTACCGCAGTATTAAATATTGGTTCTACCGGAAATGTTACTGTGACAAATACTAATGCAATTATTGTTGAAAAGCAACCAACAGATACACTAACAGGTACAAACATGGTAGCTGTTCCTGTAGCTTATAAGGATTAACAACAATGAAGCTAATCACAGAACTAAACGAAGAAGTAGAATTAGTTACCGAAGAAACAAACGGTAAGAAAAACTACTTTATCGAAGGTATCTTCCTACAAACCGAAATGGTTAACCGTAACGGACGTAAATATTCCAGAAATATCATGGAAAAAGAAGTAGCTAGATACAACAGAGAAATTATTGAAAAGAATAGAGCTTTTGGTGAGTTAGGTCATCCATCAGGTCCTTCAATCAATCTAGATAGAGTTTCACATATTATTACTGAGTTAAGACAAGACGGTAATAACTTTATTGGTAAGGCTAAAATTACAGATACTCCTATGGGTCATATTGCCCGTGGTATCATGGAATCTGGTGGTCAGTTGGGTGTTTCTTCTAGAGCCATGGGTTCTCTTAAAGAAGAGAACGGAGTCATGGTTGTTCAGAGCGATTTAAGAATTTCTACTGCTGCGGATATCGTTGCAGACCCATCTGCTCCTGACGCTTTCGTTCATGGTATCATGGAAGGCGTTGAATGGATTTTTGATCCAATTAAAGAAAGCTGGATTCAGCAAAAAGCTGAAGATATTGTAAAAGAAATTCACAGTATGTCTAAGTCACAGCTTGAAGAGAAAAAACTCTCTCTGTTCGAAGATTACCTAACAACTTTAACCTTAAAATTCAATTAAATATAAATAATTGTAAAAATTCAATAAGGAGATTTTTCCGATGGATAAAACTAAAGAAACTGATGATATTGCAAAAGGCTCAATGGCAGCCGATACAATCAAGCCAAAGGGTGACGCTAAGGAAGTAACTCCTTCAAAGCTAGGCTTGATGGCTGGTGTTATGAATGCAATGTCAGGTATGTCAGCCGATGACCTTAATGGTTTCATGGCTATGATGGCACAATATGGTGCAGGTAAGGATTGGGGCGTTCCTGCGGGCGCTGCCGCTCACAATGCTGCTACCATTCAAATGAAGCCTTCTGCTGCAACAGCGATGAAGGAAGACCTTTCTGTAATGTTTGATGGCGAAGAGTTATCAGAAGAATTCAAAGGAAAAGTTTCTACTCTATTTGAAGCTGCGGTTGAAGCAAGATTGGCTGCAGAAATTGTCAAACTTGAAGAAGAATTCGAAAATAGCCTTACAGAACAAATGGAAGCTTTCTCCGAGGAAGTAACAACAAAGCTAGACTCATATCTAGATTACGTTGTTGAAAACTGGATGGAAGAAAATGAAGTAGCAATTAACTCTACTCTACAATCAGAACTAACACAAGACTTTATTTCTGGTTTAAAGAATCTATTCTCCGAGCATTACATCAATGTTCCTGAGGATAAAATTGATGTTCTAGAATCTCTAGCAGAAAAAACACAGATTCTAGAATCTAAATTAGACGAAGTATTAGAAGAAAATAACACTCTTCGTCTAGCTTTAGTTGAAGAAGCTGCCGCAAACATCGTAGAAGAACTTTCCTCTGACCTTGCACTAACACAAAAAGAAAAGTTCGTTAAGATGGCAGAAGGTATTGAATTCTATGGTGATGTTGAAGTTTTTGAAGAAAAGCTAAAAATCATCAAAGAAAGCTACTTCGGTAATAACGAAAAGCGTATCGAATCAAACATTTTGGAAGAATCATTCGAAGGCGAAATTGAAACTGGTGCCAAGAATATTGATCCGAATGTAGACCGTTACGTTCAAGCAATCGCAAAAACCATTAAGAAATAACTTTTTATAAATAATAAAAGATAATTTCTCTTAGAAAGGAAAAGACTAATGTATCTAGCTGAGGAAATTCAAAACAAGTGGGCACCTGTTCTTGACCACGATTCCCTAGGGGCAATCAAGGATCAACACAGACGCTCAGTTACCGCTGTTGTTCTAGAGAACACAGAAAAGGCACTCAGAGAGTCTACTGCGCATGGCGCGTATCAAACTCTAACCGAAGCACCAACAAACGCAATGGGCGCTTCTTCTTCAACAGCATCTGCTGGTGCTATTGACACCTTTGACCCAGTTCTTATCTCACTAGTTCGTCGTTCTATGCCGAATCTAGTTGCATACGATATTGCTGGTGTTCAGCCTATGACTGGTCCTACTGGTCTTATCTTCGCTATGCGTTCACGTTACGCAAACCAAGAGGGTACTGAAACCTTCTATAACGAAGTTAACACTCAGTTCTCTTCTGTAACTACTGGTGCAAACACCTTCGGTCAGAAGCAAGTTGGTACAGTTCCGGGTGCAACCAATACTTCACCACTAACCGCTGTTAACACATATAACACTGGTTCTGGTATGTCAACTGCAACCGCTGAAGCACTTGGTGAATCAGGCGGCGACACCTTCCCAGAAATGGCATTCTCAATCGAGAAGCTATCCGTTACTGCGAAGAGCCGTGCGCTAAAAGCTGAGTACTCAATGGAACTAGCACAAGACCTAAAGGCAATCCACGGTCTTGACGCTGAAACTGAGTTGGCTAACATTCTTTCTGCAGAAATTCTTGCAGAAATCAACCGTGAAGTTGTTCGTACAATCAACGTTGTTGCTAAGACTGGCGCTCAGACCAATACTACTACTGCTGGTGTATTCGACCTAGACACCGACTCAAACGGTCGTTGGTCAGTTGAAAAGTTCAAGGGTCTTATGTTCCAACTTGAGCGTGAAGCTAACCAGATCGCAAAAGAGACCCGTAGAGGCAAGGGTAACATCGTTCTTTGTTCCTCAGACGTTGCGTCTGCGCTACAAATGGCTGGTGTTCTAGACTACGCTCCTGCGCTTAACTCAAACAACCTACAGGTTGACGATACTGGTAACACCTTCGCTGGTGTTCTAAACGGTCGTCTTCGTGTTTACATCGACCCATATGCGGCTGGTGGTCAGTACCTAACTGTTGGCTATAAGGGTTCTTCAGCGTTCGACGCTGGTCTCTTCTACTGCCCATACGTTCCGCTACAAATGGTTCGTGCGGTTGATCCGTCAACCTTCCAGCCAAAGATCGGCTTCAAGACTCGTTACGGCATGATCGCAAACCCATTTGCTAAGGGTGCTACTCCGTTCACTGACGACGGTCTTGCAATCAACTCAAACGTTTACTACAGAAAAGTTATCGTAAATAACTTGATGTAATATAACAAGATCGGGTTAACCGACATGGGAGGGGGCTTCGGTCCCCTCTTTTTTTGTATAAATACTTAAAACTATTTGGAGTATAAAATGTCAGCTATAGACAGCACACCTTTAAATAAAAACTTTCTTTCGCCTCTTAATTTTAAGTTTACAATTAAGAAGGCACCCCATGTTAATTTCTTCATACAGAAAGTAAATATTCCAAGTATTTCTCTGCCATCCCCTGAACCAAACAACCCGTTTGTTAAAGTCCCATATCCGGGGGAGCATATAAACTATGACCCACTTGTAATTGATTTCAAGGTAGACGAAGACCTAAAGAATTATCTTGAGATTCACAATTGGATCAGAGGATTGGGCAAGCCAACAACCTACGATGAATATGCAAATATATCTCAAGAAGACCCTTTGACTGGTGAAGGCATATATTCAGATATTTCTCTAATCATTCTTTCAAGCGCCAAGAATCCAAACTATGAATTGACCTTCATTGATGCACACCCATACTCACTTTCTGATCTACAATTCAACACGGTTGATTCAGATGTAAATTACATAACAGCAAGAGCGCAATTCAGATATACCTACTACAATCTCAAAGATATCACTTGACAATCCTTTTATAATAGTTTATATTTAAAGCTGAACAATAGAAAGGATATATTATGAAAATAGAAGATATTTTTTCTGAGTGGGACAAAGACTCAACTATAGACCAAACAGAATTAGGTGGAGCGGCTCTTAATTTAGCAAAACTCCACCACAAATATTATCGTATGTTGGTAAATGAGAAAATGATTCTCAGAACACATGAGTCTAATTTAAAAGTTCTCAAATTAGAAAAACATGAGTTCTTCACTCAGGGACCAAACGAAGAGACCCAGAAAAAAGGATGGGAACTTCCAGCAAGAGGGATTATTCTCAAGGCTGATATTCCAATGTATATGGATGCTGATAAAGATATAATCAATCTTTCACTAAAAATTGGTCTTCAAAATGAAAAAGTTCAAGCACTAGAATCTATTATCAAGACAATCAATGCTATGGGATATAACATCAAAGCTGCCATAGATTGGCAGAAATTTATAAACGGTGTCTAATGGAAACAATAAAAATAAAAAAAGTAAATGATGTTTACCTTAAGATAGAGTGTGAGCCATCTACTTCTTATGAATTAAGTGACTACTTCACATTTGAAGTTCCCGGCGCATCCTTCATGCCTTCCGTAAGAAATAAACTGTGGGATGGTAAGATAAGACTTTTTAATGCCTTGACATGCACTTTGTATGTCGGGCTTTTGTCGCATTTGGAACAGTTCTGTGA